TCCGAATCCAATTGTATCATTTGCGATATTAATTGCGTTACCTGTAGATGATGCATCAAAATCTACAAAATGATCAACTTGTTTTAATCTTGCTCTTGCAATTGCATTTTGACCATTACCACCACTAATTTCAATTACAGGTGGTGCAACATAATCGAAGCCTGGATCTATAATATCAATTCTTTCAAATTGACCTTTTACGTTTGCGGTTGCACTGACACCAGCACCAGTTAAACTTTCAATACTAACTTTTGGTGGAGTAATTACATCAAACTGAGATCCACCTTCTAATACATCTATGGATTCAACACCACCAAAAAATATAACATCACCTGACTTATAGTTTGATATCTCCGTACCATTTACCAACATGCCAGTGGTGCCTGGCGCTGTCTCACGCCTCGCCCCGTCAAATACTGGATTCAATGGAAATCTTTTTAATAATTTCTGATGATCTAATTTTTTATTGGCTAAGTCAGGAACAGATATTTTGAAAGTTCCAGTTCCTGTTGCATCTACAAAGTCACCGTTTACAAGATCAGGTAGAGAGTTTGCAAGACGAATATTGTTTGAACTTACACGACTTACATAATAATTTTTTCCATCAATTAACTGACCTAAGAAACCACTGATGACATTATATGTGACAACTTCTCCAGAATAGAATCCATGATCAGCAGCACCCTCTGTAACCTGTATCAACTGTATAACGTCTCCGCCAGTGGCGCCAGTCCACGTTACAGAACGATCTGGGGACACTATGGGTTCATTACCTAAACTTGGAATTGATGGTGAGGCAACGTAAGAATCATCATTATTGCCTTCATATACATTTTGAACATCAGCTGTATATTTGTTAATGTTAGTATGAAGAGAACTATTTCCTTTCTTTAATCTTCTTCGTATAAATGCAATGTTAAACTCGCCAATGCCAGGCAAATCACCTAAAATCAGTGTTGAACTGCTAATGACACTTAAAACACGACCAACTCCTAATAAAGTTTGTTGACCATCCAAAACTTCAACTGCATCCTCTTCTAAAAATCCATGATCAGATAAAGTTGTAATATTAAAACTACTACTTGACTGTCTTGTAATGGTTTTTGGAGTAAATTTTACAGATGTGTTATAAACGTATGATCCAAAATTAGAATCTTCAGAACTTTTATTAATACCGAATGATCCAACTTTGATTTTATCACCTTTATTAAAGTAAAATGTAGTTTCGGGAATTGGAAAATCTTTTAAAACACCAGTAATTAATACTTCTATTTTCTTTGAAATATTTGCAAATGAGTATCCATAAGCAACATTATTAAATCTTACATCATCACCGATACTTAATTGATCAGTCGCTGTTGGCAATCCAACGAATTGATTTGCAGTTTTACTTGTATAAGTTACAACACCAGCAACACTCGCTGTTGGTAGTGATAGAGAACCACTCGTAGGGAATCCAACTGTAGTATCAACGGTAATTGTGGTTTCACCAATAGATACAGGATCTGTGACACGAGTTCTGCCTGGAACTATAAAGTCACCATTAATTGAATCTTGAGTAACACTAATCTGATAATAATGTTCTCCTCCATATAAAAAGTCTTTTACATCTGATATCGCACCAGAGCACCTCGAATATTCTTGTCATCCTCATCATGTCTTGAAAAAGTGTTGATCCTTTTAGATTACGAGGATCACCAGTAACTGCTTTTACTACAAAATCTTGTGCGAATCCGTAATCAGCATCAGATGGTTTAATTAAAAAATCTGATGGTTTGATAATATTAACTTCTTGACCATACAAAGCTCTGAATAAAATTTTGTATGACTCTTCAGTTCCCTTTGTTTTGTAAAAGTCTTTAATCTGTCTGATAAACTTAACTTTATCAATATCACCACTTAACTTACGATTTTCAAATCCACTTGCAAAAGTTGTTTTAAGTTTACTAAAAAATTCACGAATGAAAAGATTTGATAGGTTATGTACTTTTGATCCACCAGTATGAGAAACTCCAACACTTGTATTAAATGATAACAAATCTGGTCTTGTGGGTTGATCCATATTATCAACACCACTAAATCCACGGATACATCCAGTAAATGATGTTGTTCCTACACCAGTATATGTAATAATCTCATCATCAATTTTTAATAATCCATACTTGCTTGGATATCCCTTTGTTGAGTCTACGAAGATTGTAGATGAATAAGACTCGGTATCTGTGGATAATCCAGTGTATTCTGTAAGTGCAGCACCAACGTAAGTTTGTAATTTAGTATATCTGTCAAGATTTTCAGCAATATTAATTGATCCACCTTGATATTCTTGAGAAATATAGTATTGTTTCATAAAATCCACAAAAAGTGGATTTTCAGTTTGCACAAACTCAGGTAACTGATTTTCAATTACCTGATTGATTTCGACTCTTTGAATTGAGGTATCTATCATTAATATCCGCCGCCGTAGCTAGATCCACCACCACCAGATGAGGTAGAGGGGGAAGAACTTGTTGTAGTTGTTGTTGATGCACTCGTGGATGTAACTGTACCACTACTTGATGTAGTTGTTCCAGTTGCAGCAGTAGACGGAAGAATCGCAGCAGCTGTTGAAACTGGAGAACTTGATTTTCTTGTAAAAGTTGGAGTATAATAACTATGAGTATGAACAAATCTTGATCCAGATGTGTTTTCACCAGATGCAATTAAATCTTGAACCATATTGATTGTTGTATTCGTCATATCGAACTTAACATACAAATCTCGAAGACCAACAATGTCATTTGAATGTGGAATTGCTTGAATTTCAATCACACCATTTGCAATCACTGTTGAAGTTATATTTACAGTATCTATAAGAACTTCACCATGTATATAATCGACTGTTCCAGCATTTTTCTTTACAATATTAGGAGTTCCACCCTCTGTATATGTAAAAAAGAATATTCGACCTTTTT